CCTTGAGGTTGACCTTGTTGTGGAGCTTGCATCATTTCACCTCCCATTTGATAATATCCTCCATATTCTTTTGCAAAGTTTCTAGCAAAGTTAGCTTTTTTTCTCATAGCTGGAGAATATTTACCTTCAGGTGCATTTAGAATAGTTCTAGCTGCCTCTTGTACACCCATTCCCATTTTAGAAGCTTGAGCTTTAAAAGTACCTCTTTTAGAAGGGTCAATGTGAATACCACCTTGAGCATACATCATAGGGCCACCATAAGCATACATAGAAGTATCCATATCTGGAATATCAACATTTGCATTTAGCATATCCATATAACCACCATCTTCCCAAGTAGCTCTAGCATAAGCTCTAAAGTATGGATTCTTATCTAAGTTCTTTTTATGTCTAGCATAGAAAGCATCTTTACCATATTTAGATTTACCTCTTTCCCCTAGCTTAGGGTCACCAAAATATTTCTTAGTTCCATCAGGACCAGTAACTACGTGAGTTTTTCCTTTTCTGTCATTAGACCTTCTAACAGTATATCCACCTTCTCCATACTCCATAGTATCATCATCACCAATGTAATCTCCCATATATCCACCTACTTCCATATTAGATTTAATCTTTGCCTGTACATAGCCAGGCAAAGCTCTAAAGCCAGGATTATCAAAACTACCACCTTCAGCATAGTAGCCACCATAAGCTTTTTCAGCAGCTTTAATCTTAGCTTCTTGCTCAAGCATTTGTTTAGTGGGTTTTTTACCACTACCTCTATTAGCTCTGATGTTATCCCAGAGTCCTCTTCTAGAGTAAGAGCCATCTGCTCTTTTAATCATTTTACCTCCTTGTGCCATTTTTTCTTCAATAAAAGGTGCTTGTGTTTCAATAGGTTCATCTGTTAACATTTGCTGAGAACCATCAGCTCCTGTAACCATTATAGGGTCATTGTTATAAGTAGGAACTACAGATGTTTGTCCACTACCAGGGAATGCAATACTTTGAGCATTAGGATACATGTTATATCCACCAGCTCTTTCTTCAGGAGTTTCAGCTACAATATTAGAGCCTCCCATCATTTGAGACCTCATAGCTTCATCTTGCATTCTTTTAGCCTCTCTGTCATACTCATGTGCCATCATAAGTTTTTTCATTTCCTTATCTAGCATCTTCTTTGACAAAGGGTCATTAGGTCTAAGTTTATCTCCTGCTTTTGATTTAACCATTTTACTTAAATCAGCATAGCTTTTACCAGCTAATCTTTTAGCAGACTTACCAGTAATACCAGCAAACTCTAAAGCTTCTAGTGAAGCTTTCATTTTTTCTGACATTACATAATTTTGTGGAGTATAGATAGTTTCTGGACCTTCAACTTCTACATCTGGTCTTCCACCATTATTAGGTAAAGTAACACCACCTTCTTCATGTGATGGCCCATCAATTTCTGTTAATCCCATATTTTGGTTTAACATATGACCACCACCTTGATAGCCATATCTAAATCTACCACCATTTCTGGCCATAAATAATTTTGAAAATCCTTCCATACCCTGTGGTATTTTATCTTTGTCGTTAAGTCCTGTAAATGCTTTTGTGCTACCCATACCTTCTAAAGCAGTTCCTATTCCAGTAGCTGTAGGACTATTAGGGTCAATACCTTTAACACCTTGTCCTAGTCCTTCCATGCCTTCTTCTATGGCAGAACCCATAGCTCCAGGATTAATAAAAGCTCCACCTACAGCTCCACCTATATTTCCCCAACCTTTAATACCTGCTTGTCGTTTAGCTTCTTCAGAATTAACATCATGTCCAGCAGCAGCTTGTAATCCTTTAAAACCAGCATCAGTAAGTTCATCAGTTAAACCAAAAGTTAAAGTATCTACTAATCCTTCACCAACACCATATAAACCAGCCATAAAGTCTTCTCCAATGGAAGCCTTTTTAATATCTTTTCTCATTACATCTTTATTCAAGTCAGCAGCTTGTGCTGTATCTTGTGCAGATGTTAATGAACCACCTCTAGCAAATCTTAGTTTACCACCTAGTCTTCTCATAGTAGGTTGTGAATCTTGCATTTGATTTACTCCGTATATTGCAGAACCTATTGCTATTGGAGGAACTATTGTTTTCATAGTACCATAAACAGTTCTTGGGTCATTATAAAATCCTACAGCTCTACCAGATTTAATAAAGTTTTCCCAAGCACCTCTTGAAAAACTTGTTTGAGAATTAAAACCTGGTTTTACTCTACCTAAATCTAATCTTTTAAGATATTCGTTTATAGCTTCATAAGCACCTGTACCTCTTCTAGGTATATTATCTGCAAATACTCCTTGAGTTGTATTACTCATTTCTAAACCAGGAATACCTCTATAGTACATTGTATTTGCAATATCTTCTACATTACCTCTCCATTGTCCAGGATTCAGTCTAACTCCCCAACTTGATTCTCCAGATGGTATAGTTAAATTTACATCCCCCTGTTTTATACTTTGTTGTGGTGTATAAAAAATTAGTCTACCATTTTCATCTAAACCTTTAACTCTATATTCTACACCAGATCTATTTTTTTGAGCAATTATATCATTAAGTAAATCTAATTTTGAATTAAATTCATCAGTATATTCTTTGTGGCTTAAAGGTACAACATTTTGAGAACCACTAAATTGAGGTTCTAAAGAACCTTGATAGTAAGGAACAACTTCTCCATTAGGTTTTAATACTGTATTTCCAAATTCTTCTTCAGACATTTTAGAAATAACATCTTTATCTTTATCCCCTGCTATTAGTAATGTTTCTTCTTTAGTTAATCCTGATTTATTTTTTACTACAGGTTTACTACTAGGTGTAGATCTAGAAGCAGCATTATTAAAAGAATTATTGTAATCTATCCTTGCTCTATACAAATCTTCTGTAGTCATTAATCTAGGAACTTCAGAAATAATATCTCTTAAAAATTGAGATTTTTGTGAACTATTAAGAAGGTCAGCAGCATCATCAATATCTCTTACATCAGTAGGTATATTATATCTATCAAATATATGACGAAACATTCCTCTTCGAAAAGTAGGTATTTCAAGTCTATTTTGATTAGACCAGTTAATTAAAGCCTCTTCTGCACTTTGTAAATTATTTACATTAGAAACATCTGGATTTCTATACTGTAGCATTTGTTTAGCCGCTCTTCTTAATTCTTCAGGAGTATCTTGAGCCAATCTTTGGTTTAAGTTATTAATTTGAAAATTAGAAGAGTTTAGTGTATTCTCGTCAAGCCAATTTGTAACTCTCGAGTTATTAGCTTCTGTAAATTGGTTATAATTTTCATTGTTATCTATTAAATCTGCATTTCTATATTTTGACCTTTTACCAAATCCATGTTTACCTAAAAGTTCAACTTCGCTGCGACTTAAAAATCTTTCTGAATTATGAAATACTCTTCTAAGCTTTTCTAAATTTTTAAGCTCTTCTGAGGATAAGTTCCTAATAGGTTTTTTAATTATTTTACCAGCTTGTTTTAATCCTCTACCAGTCATTCTAAACAAACCTGTTGGGTCAAGAGTTTCTCTTAATGCTGCTTTAATTGGACTTTTCAAAAGCCCAGCACCTACTAAATTTAATGGGTCAGCACTCATATCCATACCAAAATTACCTACATCCTCCCAACCAAGGCCAGGTTTATTTTCAAAACCCCAAACATCAGAAGGTACTCTTTGAAGATTTGGGTCAAATACTCTTTTTAAACTGGCATCTTTACCTCTTAATCCCTGAACACCTTCAACTATTGCAGATTGAGGAATTTGAAAAACTGATAAAGGTGTTTTGTATAACATACCTGTTGCAAATTGATTTACTTCATCTGTAAATCCTTCTCTACCTCTACTTGCTGTTCTTCTTACATTTCTGCCTATTGGACTTGTATCTCTAAAATATTTCTTTTCTTCTTCAGTTAAAGTATTAAAGTAAGGATAGTTTTCTAATACATTTTGACCACTTTCTTTAAAAGCTTCAAAAGTAACTTCTGGTAACATCCTAGCTCTAAGTGGAGCATCTTCTGTATCACCAGATAATCTAGTAGCTAGTGTTCCTTGATTATATGCTTGCTCATATTCTGGTGAACCATATTTTACAGTTATTGGGATAGTACTGTTATCTTCTTGATAGTACAGTTTTCCACCATTTTGCTTATTTTTTTCTACATACTGTAGTTGATTTTCTCCAAAGTAACCTTCTGGGTTATGTACTATATTGTAGTTTTTATAAACTTCAGGATTAAGTTGATAGCCATACATAGACTCCATCCAAGCTGTAGGATGTTGTGTAGATTTTAACCACATACCATTAGTACTATCTACTGATTTCCAATGACCTATTTCATCTGGAGTATAACCTAACTCTAATGCTCTTTGCATATTATAGTCACCACCATCTTGATAATAAGTGGGATTCATACCTAATGCCTTTCTAAAAGACATTTCTCCAGGATAGTCAGATTTCTTTTTCCTTCTAATAGGCTTTTTAATTCTTTTGCTAGGCATTAGTGATAACTTAAAGTAATATTAGTATTAAAATCATTAAGCCTAAAGTATCTATTACCTTGGTTATTATAAAAGATTTTAATCTTAACATATACATCTCTAAGGTATGGCTTAATTGGCAAAGGGCTATTGAAATCTCTGATAGCATTGATTCTCCATGTTCTTTCTCTTCTAACAACATTTTGTTGAGGTGTTAATAGTAACAGAGATGAACCAGTAGTTTGATAGTCATTATGCAATAGAATACCTGTTATGGTTTCTAAAGGAATATCAATGCCATTTATATCAAATACTTCTGACCAGAACTCTAATGTATCTAAACGAAATGTAGGAGTTTTAGTTGCATCTGGGAAGTTAACTATAAACTCTACTTCTGATATAGATGGGTTCTGATTATAGAATTGTCCAAAGTTTCCTTCATTATGTAAATACACAGATTTACTAGTATCAAAAGGATTTGATGATAGTAATCTTTTACCTGTAGGTAAATATAGTGAAGGAGTGAAAGAATAGAAAGATTCAAATGCTTGCAACATTTCATTGAAAGCAATAGTGAACTTATAAACAATCTGATTCTTTTGCAGTAATGGAGTTATGGAACCAGTAACTAATGATACAGTTAATTGAGTAGTATTAATATCTTCTACCTTGTAAATATTAGAACCAATGTAAAATATATCTCCTGAGTTTAGTACAGATAGCTCTTTAGGTGAATAACTATTAAGTATATACTTAGTAGGACTTCCTGCTACTACAGTTACTGTAGTAAAGTTAATTGCAAACTTATTCATGAAAGTCATATAGACTTTATTGTACTTAGAATCATAAGCACCATGGATACCTGTATTAAGTAATACTTGGTCAGAGTCTAGAATAACTCCTTGTAGTTTTTTTCTAAAGAAAGCTGATAAGCCTTTAACATCAGATATATTTTCTAATCCCTGGCCTACTCTGAAGAACTTTTTAGTTCTAGCATCAAAAGAGTAAATAGCAGCAGGTCCAGTAACTACACTATGCTGATGGAAAGAACCATAATCTTTACTTAAGTAATCATACCTAGCTAATACATTACCAGTACCTACTTGATAAATAGCACCAGTACCTGCATCAGGTACAGCTGTATTTTCTTGAGAACTAACTTGAGCTATAGCTCTACTTTGGAAAGCTATAATTGCTTCTTTGAGATTTGTTATTTTATTAATCTCTCCATAGTTACCTTCAAGAGCTAAGTAGTTATTAATCAAATATTTTCTCCAGTTATCTTCAATTTCTCTATCAAACTTTTCTTCTGATACCCACACCCAGTTAGGTTGGTCTTCATCAGTATCTAAGTTAAAAGGTTTAGGAGAATATACTTTTAAGTTATTGTCCTGAGAATATGCTCTATTGTAGGTATATTCATCTACTAAGAATTTAGCAAAATCACTACCAGCTGCTCCAGGAGTTACATTCTGAATACCATTATTAGCTGAGGTAAATACTTGACTTTTATTCCAATAAGAGCCATCTCTGTACTCAGTATTAATACTAGTTTCACAAGGAAAAGCTAAAGCAAATGCTGACATTGACTTTGCTACGGGATCATAAATTTCTCCTAGTCCTGAAGGTGATGCATTAGTAAATCCAAAAGTTTCTTTCCAATGAAAGAACCCTAATGTAGTGCTATAGTAAGAGCAATAGATATCTCCACCAAATACTTCAACAGCTTGTGTAGAAGCTATTACACTTTTAGGGAAAAAATCAGATGCAGATATGTAAGTATTATTATACCTAGAAGCTCTCCAAGGTCCACCATATTGTCCAAAATTATATCTACAAAGAGATACTACTCTATAAGCAGGGTCTTTAGGGCCTACTACAGCATTATCTTCATAAGCTCCACCTTGTATAACTGGGTCAAGAACATTGCAATTACCATTAAAATCACAAAAGAGTGATTTAGAAACAAATCCAGATAATTGCCAATCAGTACCAGCACCATCTGTTTCAGTGTTAGGTAATGTGTATATTGATATATGGTGGTAATCTTTACTAGCCATTTTTACAGGAGAAAAACTAGAAGGTATAATTCCTTCAATATCTACTTCTGTTTGGCTTAAAATATTTACAATGGTATTACCTCTACTAGGTACAGAATAAGCTAAAGTTTGATACTTAGCTAAAAATGCTCCAGCTTGCCTAGAAGCACTACTAATATAATCTGCCCAATAACAAACACCTTGGTTATAGAATTCTCTTAGCCCTGTAAATGTTCCTGTGTAGTAAGTATTTGCATCTGGAAGTCCTGGCACAATACCTGAGGTAGGAGTAAATTCAAATGCTTGAATAATCTTAATATGTGAAGCATCTCCTACAGCATATTCTTCAAAATCAAATTCTGGGAATTTAATTACACCTAGTTCATTTTCTCTTAGTACTATAGCACTAGGAGCACCAGTATCTGCACCATGATGTGCAGGTGCAGCTCCAGTACTTAAACCAGAATTCCAAGTTTCTCCTTCACTAAAATCATTATTAATAAATAGTAAAGGTATTTCTGGATTAGCTCCAGCAGAAGTTTCAGAGTTACTAAAAGACATTAAGTGCAAACAATCAGTAGAAACACCTGTGCCTGCTAACATAATTCTACTATCTAGTAATCCAAATAAAGCACCTGTACCAAATCTAGTTTTATCTTTCTTTTGTCTTTCTACTCTTACTATTCTTAATCCTGTAATATTTGCAGGTAGGTTTTGGAATGTAAATTCTACACCCATTGACCTAGTAAGAATTCTCTTATCTCCAAGTCCATCATCTTCATATGTAGATAAATCTGCATACTCACTACCATCTATAACCCCTTCCCAAGGTTCAGGGATTCTAATATCAGCTATCCAATTAACAAATGATTCTTGACCTTTGTTATTGTAGAATACTACACCAAACCTATAAACTTCTCCTCTAGCATAGCCATCATAAATGGTAGACTTAAGAGGGTTTTTATAACCACCCCAACCTTGTATAGGATGGTTAAATCCACTTAAAGGAGGAGTACCAAAGTTTACAGTACCTGTACTTGTAACTAAGTTATCAACAAATGGAGCATTTGTCATGTTATAGTTTTTAAGTCCAAATGTTGCTGTACCTATATTAGGATAAACCATTTGAGAGTCACCTCTCAAGTCATGGTAAGTAAACTTGTAAGAAACATTAGGACCTTCTCCACCTATTGTAGTACCATCAGTTTGATATTTATACTGATAGTTATTAATCCAGTAAGTATAATCTTGTGCTGGAATTAAACCAAACACTTCACCTGATTCATCATTGTAAGGAGTAACTGCATCAGCATCTTCAGGTAAAGCATATAGAGCTGCTAATTGAGCTGGAACAGTAGCATCATAATTATTAAAAGAACCATCTCTAGAGTAAAGCCTACAAATCTGCGAAATACCTGAGCCTAATTCTCCAAACCTATAAGTTCTAGAATCATATTCTACTTCAAAGGTTTGAGTTTCAGTATTAGCAGGATATAATCTATTCTTTTTCTGAGTGAAGGTTTTAACCTTATCAAAGAATATCAAAGGATTAACAAACTCTTCTACTGTTATAGCTATTTTATCTTCACCACCACTAATTACAAATTCCATAGAATCCCCATCAATAGGAACATCATAGACATAATTAATGATAGGTACATCTTGCACAGAGTATTCAATAAGAATTACTTTGATAAAGTCATACCTTAAATCTATATTACTGATAGTAGTAATTATAGACTTACCTGAAGGTGTTTCTACAGGAGCACCATCATATTGATAGTAAGGCCCATTTAAACTAGAATCTGTAATAGGTACTAATGTACTAGCAGGACTATAAGCTGTAACAGCTCCATCTTTACTATATAGTTGATATGCTGTTTGATATGTACCTACTAGTAATAAACCACCTTCTACCACATTTTCTATGATAGGGGTGCTCATATCTACAGAAGGTTTCCAATCTAAAAGTCCTACAGGTATAGCAGGACATTGGGGGTTAAAGATATTAAGACAACGAGGATTATTATAATCATCAGTCCAATAAAAATTCCCACGTAAGGAAGATTCTCTTCTACCAATCGCTTCACGGTAAACTTCATGTGCTAGTGAAAAATTAAGAATATTGTTATATCTAAGATGTGTAGAAGCTACTAATGATGTACCTGATAATCCTATTACTGTATTAGTAGCATCATCATACTCTAATACCCATACTTGACCAGCAGTATTAGAAGGTGTAGCTGAAGTATTAGTTCTGCTAGTAGTTAGTAAAATAATCTCTTCTTCTAAAGTACCCCAACCAATAATAGACAAATCAGTTTGTGCAGTAACTAAAGTAGTTACAGTTAAATCATTTCCTGCAGTAACAGATACCAATGGGTTTAAAGAATAGCCTTGAATTATTACCTCTTGGGTATTATAATAAACTCCATATTCACCAGCAGCTATATCAGCAGCTATTGCTGGGTCAGCAATTATCTGATTATAGATATTAACAGAATCTGTAATACTAGATAATGCAATAACTACTGATGTACCATTAATAGTAAGTGTAGTAGCTGCTATAGGTGCTACAGGAGTGAATTTAATAGAATATAAAGGCTGAATATTAGGTATGCTAAACTGTAGTTTATTTCCTTTGTGGTTGGAAATAATACCAGAAGATTCACCAGTATCTGTAACTAAATCAATATCCAAAGCATTATAAAGATGCTCATTGTCATTTTTAGCTATAGCCAAATCTTGGCTTAAACCTTTAATATAAGAACTGGTTAATCTTGGCATAATTAATAAGCTAGTCTACTGCTAAATCCTCCTAATGTGCTAATTCTAGGATGGTTATATCTTTCTTCAGGTCTTTGTAGATTACCAAAGAATCTCTTATGTTCAAAGAACTTAGGAATAGTTCTAAGTCTTTGGTTTTTATAAGACTCCCATTCATCCAAACTCTTAGGCATCTTGCCTTCATTTTTAGCCTTTTGGTAGTACAGAGATAAGTATCCTTTAAATTCTTCATATTTATCTCTAGTATACTTATCAGTAAGATAAAGCTGGAATGCAATTTTATTACCTAAGTACCAAGTCACATAGTTAATAACAGACTGATTATCTGGAATCATTGGTAGACCATTTTCATCTGTAGGTACAGCCCTATAAGCCATAGCTACTTTACCAGTCTTGAATGATGTAAAGATATAGTTGTTATTAACAGTATAAGTAAGGTCTGAATTGACTCTAAAATCAATATCAGTACCGTGATAAGCTTTATAAAAAGTGCTAGTATCCCATCTCATAGGAAGGAAAGTATAGCACTTTTGTTTTGGGTCACAATCATGATTGCACATATCTTGAGAGCAAACCAAAGAGTTACATAGTGGACTGCCATCTCCTGTAGTACAGGTCTGGTCTGTATTGTAATCTACATATACTACACCAGTTACAATGGCTTTATTTACATCAGGCTCAACTTCTACTGCACAAGCAGTTTGGGTTATAGAGAATAAATCACAAGGTAATTTACCTCTTCCATCTTCAATATGGATAAAGTCTTTGTGTCCTAAATCTTTATTACCATCAGTAACTTTATCTACATAGAAGCAAGGCACTTTAAGTTCTCTTAAAGATTCTCCAAGCCATTCTATGACATCACTATACTGAAGAGTATAATCCCAAGCAAAATCTCTGTACATTTTATCAATGACAGAGCTAGAAGATACTAAAAGCCCATTGTACATTTTAAACTAATTTTCTAGCTAACTCAGCTAATTTTTTAAGATTCATGGATTTTTCTTCCATAAGCATTTCATCAGGCATACTATCAGATGCTTGAGCAAAAGTTTCAAGAGATTTACCACCCATGTAGTATTCATCTTTATCTTCTGGCATTTCTCTTACATCTTTAAATACAAGATATCCACCATCCTTAAGCTCATATGCACAGATATGGGTAATCTTGTTTCCTGATTTCTCAGTTTTTTCTACTTTAGAGTTGTAGTAACATTCGCTAATGTGTGACATAATTTAATAGTTTATTTCAAAATAGTCTATATCCAAGCCATTTTTTAGAATATAAGACAGTTCTCTGTCTACTTTTCTAACAGGCTTAAATCTATAAACGGATTTATTCGGTAAAGGTTGTTTTCTTTTATCCCAAATAAACTTATAAAGGTATCCTTTTGAGTGTTTATTTAGGTGATATACTTTTCTTTTTTCTTCTTTAGCTTCAGAATCAGCTTTCCAAAGCTTAAGAGTGTTACCCCAATCTACCCTAATGTGGCTTTTTCTAATGTCTAAATCCCCATTAGGTTTAAATTTAATCTTAGGTTTATACTTTCTCACATACAAACTGCCTAATTTAGGAAGCGTGATGATGTAAGCATTGTATAAAATTTTATGAACAATCTGTTCAATAACACCTTTATTATTAGTAGAGGAAAAAAGAAAATCTCTAAAAGTTTCATAAGACACAGGTTTATCTGAAGACTCTTTATAATAGTTATAAATGTCTTTAGTAATGAAGTCTTTTTTAATAATAGCTTTGCCTCTCTTTGTCATAATTATTTAGGGTTTCCACCACCAGGAGGTAGAGGGTCAATTCTATTTTCTTGATTGTCATTCATCACATCTTCAGGATTAGAATACTTAATCTTGAAGTCTGAGTTTAGAATATCTTGTTTACAATAATCCCACAGTCTTTCTTCTAGTGGGAACTCCATATCAGGATTCCAGCATGGTTTATTTTCACAAGATATAAATTTAGCAGCATCTCTAGGGTCTCTAAATACTCCTCTAATAGTTATCTTTTCAATAAGAGGGTAATGTACCTTATCTTTAGAGATAAAGTACATATACCCATTATATAAAAAAGCTCCAACAGAGTTATGATTATATCTACCATTGCCAAAGAATTCTGCTCTTCTATATGGAATAACATTGAAAGGCAATCCAATAATACCTACTGGAGATACCTTATCAATTAATTCCCCATCTGATAAGCTTAAGAAAGAGGGAAGCTTATTAACAGTTCTTAGAATCAGACAGTCAGTGGTAGTGTCACAACACTCTGATTGGTCTACTAGCTGCACAGGCACACAACTAAGACTTTGATAATAGACATTAGGAATAGTCTTGTTAAACTTGTTATAAGTATTCTCAAACCATTTTACTCTCTTATTAATGATAAACTCATCAATAAGACGATAGTCTAATTTACTGTCATCAGTATACTGATTGACAATTTCTAATAACTCAAATCTAAGTTGGTTTAGTGATTTCATTAGATGTGTACTAAAAGGTTAGCTGCTAAGCCTTTATTCTTTGTAAAGATATAGCTTTCTGCTGTTTTAGGGCCACCTACATATCCTTGCTCATATTCCCATTTACTGATTTCAGATAATGACCTTAAAAAAGAAATAGTGCATCCTCTTAAATCATGGGAAGTTCTAGATTGAAAAGTTTCTTTGTGATGAATATCTCCACAGAAATGATGTATGTAATCAATTTCTGGCATGATGTTCTTATTTTCAATCATTATAGTTGCAGGTAAGTCCTTGATGTAATTTTTTTCTTTATCACCATGGCTGAATCCTATTAGGTTAGAACCATAGGTAATATATTTTCTAGATTTTGTAGTATCATCAATAAATACAGCACCATCTTTTTCATAGGTAGCTTGTAGCATTTGTCCTAAGTAGAAAAGTTTATCTGCATCATGATTACTCATAACCATTACCACATATACACTACAGTAGTTAGCTGCTTTATCTATGCATCTTCTAATGGTTTTATACCCTTCCATAAAACTCTTTTTCCAGAATGGATTAGAATCTTGTGGTGTGCCTCTTACTGTAGTATTACGACTATCATTTGCATTAAAGAAATCATTACCTACAGGGAATATAATCATCTCAGGATTATATACTAAGCTTTGTGATAATAGTTTATCAAAAGCATCTTCAAAAAGCTGACAGTTATCTTCTACAGAACCACTAGGGTTAGTTTCATCAATAAGTACAATCTTATCAATGTGAGCATCATATAGATTAATAACTGCTATACTTTCTCCTTTATCCCTTTTAACTATAGGGTTATGTGTAGGTACAGTATACTCAGATAATGCTTCTCTAAAATCTACTAGCAAATCTTCAGGATTATTATACCACTCAGTTTTAGTGTCTACACTAAATCTGTGTTCACCTTTAAAGTTTTGCCAGAATTTTACTTTCTTAACATCAGTAATCTTAAGTTTATTAGATTCAAGAAAAGATTGGAACTCTGATAGATTATAATCATCAGTTTCTTCATTTACTTCTTTGATGGCTTGTTTGACATCTTCTATAGGCACATTATACCTTTCAGAAAATTTCTTGTAATGCCTTTCTCTAATGTAAGAAGGTCTTTCTTTTAGAGCTTTTTTGATTTGTTCTTTAGTCATAGCTAATGTATTTAGTTGCAAATATTATTAATTTACAGCAATAAGAATGCTTAATGCTGTAATTATTGATACACTTGCTACACTACCTACCTTAGTCCAAAACTTATTTCTCTTGATTTTTTTCTGTAAAGAAATATTCTCTTGAGTAAGCAAATGATTGATTTTATGATACTTATCTAGTTGAGATTCTAAGTTAGAATTTTGATTAGATAAATTATCAACAACAGCTTGGTAATAACTTAAAGATGTATCACAAAGAGATAGAGCTACATCTAAAGAATCAATGATTTCTCCTTTACCTTCAGATAGCTCAATCTCATAGTTAATAGCTTTAAGCTGTGAATAAGTAATACATACTACAGTATCATTCCCCAGTTTTACCTCTCTTGGATAAGAATTTTGTGAGATACTCAACTGACTCACCATTAGAAAGATGCTTAACAGAATTAGCTTTTGCATAAAGTTTCTTTTTTAAGTTTTTAATCTGGGTTTTCTTTTCTTCTAAATCTTCTAAAGAAGAGTTTAAAGATATATTCAAGCTGTCATTTTTTAGCTTTAAAATCTGTAGCTCTTTCTTATACACAAGGATAGAGTCTTCATAACTTCTAATCTCACTTTGTATATTAAAGGTTTTTCTTCTTTCAACAACTAACAGAGTAGATAAAATTATTGCAGCAATAATTAAAATTCCTATAATCATAACAATATTGGGTTTCATAATTAAGCTTCTCCAAATAATCCTATTAGCCAATCTGTAGCATTTTCATAAAACACATCATCAATACTTACAGATACATCAAAAAATAATAATCCTTTATTAGTTCCAATTAAAAATTGAGTATTGTTATATTTTAAATTAGAAATTGTTTCTACTCCATCTGGGTCTAGAAAAGATTCGAATTCAAAAGATTTATTATCAAAAATAAACCCTGAAGCAGTTTTAGTAATATTAGCCATGGATTTCAAGTTTTACAAGGTTTACAGTAGCAGTACCAGCCAAAGGAAGGTTACATGCAAAAATAAGATAGTTATCTACAGCAGGATTAAAAGCTACTGTATTAATAGAAGTAGTGCTTTGAGTATATTCAGAACTAGCAAGTTGCACTGGGTTAGGACTAAACTTTAAAGTGTTTCCAGAAACAGCATATACACTTGTAGCACCAATAGATACACTTGCAGCTAGATTACCTGCAGTTCTTAATAAGGTAGCTCCTACTAAAGAATTAGTAGTATTAATGTATAACTGAACTTGAACTGCAGTACTTCCAGTTAATCTAGAATATGCCCAGTATAAATCCATAAAACTTCCATCTGATAAAGTATTAGCTGGGACTAATATAGATTGAGAAACACTTACTCCAGGTCCAGTAACTACTGTACCATTTGAAGAAATAGTAGTAGAGCTATTATTAGAAGATAATAAGTTAAATAAAGTTGTAATATCCTCAACAACTCTATTAAAGTTTTCAACTCTTACAATACCTGCATTCTGAATATTCTTAGGTGCAGGCTCATTGAAGGTTATTTTTTTAGATACTTGATTAGCCATTTAATTATGTTTATATAGTTATACGAAGATAGCCAAAAAAAGTTACCTTCCTTGACCATTATATTTTTTAGGTTTTTGTTCTCTAGGCCCAAATTTCCTTTTAGCCTTTCCGAGTTTTCTAGTACCAAATGATACTTTCTGACTTACATTAGATTTAGTAGACTTTGCCATGGTTTAAAAATTTAAGGTAAAAACGCTGCTAATTGAGCACCTGTAGTTTGAACAGTAGATGCATCTTTTAATCTCTCTCCAATACTATTAGGTGTAGTAATACTTGCTAGTGGTACATTCCAGATGTCTGTAGCATTTAAGTAACCAGTACCTACTGTATTGTCAACAGGTACACCAATACTAACAGCAGCAGCAGGAGGCACAGCACAAGTCCCTGTTAAGTTGTTTGTAGGGCCGTAAACAATACCTGTTCTTACATTGTTGGTTGCTGGGTGGCCAGTTGCAACACCTGGGGTGTATAGCGTGTTGGTAGTCAAATCGTATTTCCTAAACTGCCAACTCATATTAGTACTTTCTAGGAATAAGAAAATTGCTGATATCGCTATTCTACCACTAGAATGATTTTCTATGTTACCTGTAATTTTAACAGGATATGTTGATGTTGATTGTATAGCAAAAGCATTAACACTACCGGTCACATTACCTACAATACTACAAGGCACAGTTGATGCCCCTGTAAGCAATATTCCCCTTAGTGGAACATTCAGACCTGAGTTTGAGCCTATCCCACCTGTTACATTACCTGTAACATTTATTGTATCATTATTACTTCCTTGTATTCCCTTATTGCCTGCACCAGTGCCACCTGATATATTTCCAACCACATTTATTGTAGCGCCAGTTGAAGATAAAATTCCTACACCTTCAGCACCCACAAAGTTGTCATGAGTATTTGAACCACCATGTACATCTCCTGTAACATTTATTGTAGCAGCAGTAGATAAAGAAATCCCACGAGTAATTGGTAACTGTCCTCCTATTCCAAAAGAACTTGCAACATTACCTACATAATTTAATGTACAGTTTCCTGTAACTGATATAACTGTACTATAACCTACTGCTTTTGTACCTGGCATATTGCCTGTTATATTTACCACATTAGGGGATGCAGCACTTATAACAATTAGGTTTGTTGCAAATCCATTATATAAATCAGCATTCACCGTTCTTGATGCTGGGATTGTTGCTGTTCCACCACTAAGGTATCCATTACTTAACGAGGTACTTTCGGTCATCGTAAATGAATGTAAATGTACCTGTTGAGACGAAATGGTAGCTGTCACGTTGATTCTGTAATGCGTATAGGACGTTGTATTATTTATGACAGGACTCGAATAAATCGGTGTATTCGAATATCCAGCAACAGTATGTAAGATTGTCCAAGTGATTCCGTCATTACTACCTTCAAAAGTCCAATCTCGCGGCCTTTGGCCTCCACTTTGGTTGCTGCTATAAAACGAATATCTTTTAATAATCTTTGCCGAGTCAAACTGAAATCCGAGCTGACCTATATTATTTACACCGCTACGCCAACCAAGGTTAATATCAGCAGCAACAGAAAAGTTATTAATTCCTTTTCTAAATGCTTGCCAAGCAATTAGATTATTTTGTGTCGCAAATGCTTGCCCTACACCAACAGGACTTGTGTTAGATGTCATGTCAGGTATTGGATCTAATGGTACACCAATAGGGGTTATTGAGTTAGAAATAAACCCTGTGGTTACATCTTGGTCAATGGTAATATTGTAGCTATTTAAATAAACCTCATCACCTGCAGTAGGGATGGTTAGTCCATCATCCCAAGTTAAAGGGTCACTCCAGTTACCAGCTTGCCTTACAAATCTAATAGCCATAACTTAAAAACCTTTAGCGTTAATGTACTCTTGAATAGCCTCGGTGATCTTAGCAAATGCAGTTAATGCATCAGCATCACCTGAAGTAGTTACATCACCATATACAACAGGAACGTCATATTGTGATGGGTCTTCAGGTCTAATTACATTCCCATTTTCATCGTGGGTGTAATACTGCAATCTAATGGCTACAGTTTGCCCAATTTCAGCTTCTCTGAATAAAGGCATTGATGAAAGAGATGCCGCCACCTTATCATAGGTAACATCGTTTACTGTAATAGGTTTATTTGTATTCATAGTTTTTATGTATAAATTACTGTGTATCTGTCATCCCAGGCAACATTGTTAGCACTTAATGTAACAACAGAGCCATCATTATTAACTTGAAGTCTATCTATCTGCCATATAGGTTCAGAAGTAAATGCTCCTATTGGAGATACTCCACAATAACTATATGGTGCATTCCAATCATTTTTCTTTTGCAAGGGTAAATAACTATTGGAATATGTAACAGTGTATCTATTATCCCAAGCAACATTATTAGCTGATTTAACTATAATATCACCTGTGTTAGTAACTTCAATCCTATCTATTTGCCATTCAGGGTCACTTTCTAAAGTTCCTTCAGCAGCAGTTCCACAGTAGGAATATGGAGCTACCCAATCATTTCTTCTTTCTCCTACAATATATTCTCCACCACCTCCTCCTCCTGATACAGGTTTATAAGTACCATCATCAGCAAGATAATTAGTTCCTGGACCTGAGTTAATTAAAGTATCAAGTAAAGGTTTATTAGGGTGTGTATGTGCATCTCTAGTAACAGTAAGCATAGAGGTTCTAAGAAACCTTTTAATGGTCTCCTCAACATATACTTGCATTTCTCTAGATATTGACATTACTGGTTATCTCTTTGTTCACGTAAATCAACAATAGTAGCTATAGTCTTTTTTACAGATTTAACAAACTCAAATATTCTTTCAGTAATACCTTTTCCTGTTTGCCATCTTATCTTTTCATCAACAGATGTATACTCTATCCAGATTATAAATAAAGCTGTAAATAGTGTAGATAGATATTCTTTAGGAAAGTACATCATCACAAAATCATTAAGGACCCATCTATCTAATAAAAAGATAAACGTAAGTCCACCACCATAGGTAAACATCTTGTTTACAAATCCTTTTCTTGTGATTTTACTAAGCACTTCTTTACCTTGTTTTTTAGCATACCATCTCCCTACAAAAGTATCTGCTACAACAGCAAAGAATACTAAAAGCAATAGTGGTACTAGTGGTGTAAAGAATGATATTACCACTGATATATATGAAAGTAGAGTTACTTTAAGATTTAGCTTTTCCATTTTAGTTAAATGTTCACGTATGTTGTTCCTGGAATAAAGTTTTTGTTGTTGTGTCTTTTTAATAATTCTTTAGTAGATAGACCAAAGGTTTTTTGAAAGTGAGGCCTATCTATAAATTTCCATTCACCTCCCCATTCCCAACCATAGGATTTAAAGATATTTACTACTTCCATCCAGTCAGCAGTTTTATCATTATCAAAATCTTTTTGCCAATCCCAAGATGCTAACTTACCATCAATCACTAAACAGAAATCAATAGCTAATCCATAGTTATGATAAGATTGTCCACCTTTAGCATTAGTTACTTTACCTACTCTTTTACCAGTAGCACTGAATAACTTTGTCCTTCCTTTAGCAAATAAATCATCCTGCTCTTTAAAAGTTCTAAGTGTTTGAGTAAATCTGCATGATGCTCTACCTGTAAGGGCTTCAGTGATTTTTTTATATATCTCCTTAGCCTCTTCTCTAACAGAAGGGTGCAGTAATTCTATCCTATCTAAACTAATTTGGTCCATATTAATAAGTTTTACTTAGTGTAAATATTTCTGAATATAATACGTTGTTTATATTTAGAGTTGACCACTGAGCAGTTATATCAAAAGTATTTGAAATAGTAGTATTAAATGTAGTATTGTTTGTACTGCTAAATGTAACACCTTCAAAGCCTGAAGAAGAATCTCTTAGGTAAAGGAAATCACCATGAGTAATAATAGATGCTACACCAGCAGCACCAATTTGTCTAATGGTAAAAGATAATTCTAGTTCCCAGTTTCTATTAGTAATCTGAGGTAAAGATATAAGACCAGTGGTAGCTAAAATAGCAGAGCTAGATTTAACTCTAATTGTTATTGGAGAGTTATTACTACAAGTTACTTTGCCACCCATAACTACAGAAAAAGAATCTCCTACAGTAAATCCATTAGCAGGTACTGTTAAATTTCCTACACCACCATCAATTAAAGTGGTTTCTAGAATAGTGTTATTATTAGGGCTATCTCCAGTTTGAGCAAACAATCCTCCTACAGAACTACCTGTACCTGCAGCTCCAGGATTTTTAAATACATTTTGCCTAGTTGTATTAATATACTTTGACATAATATTAGTATAAGTAGGTGATAAACAATGTAGTAGTAGCTGCTAGCTCTTGGATTACTCTAAACTTTTGTAGGTTAGAAAATTCAGTAATAATGAATTCATCATTATCTTTTCTAGCAATACCTACACCAGCAGAAGGAATAGAACCATCATAGGTATATCTTAAAGCTTTGTTTACAGCAGTAGAGTCTACATAAATATGCACTGCTCTAGCATTAGCTTTAGCACCACTTAAATCAAGTAGTTGCACTGTTCCACTTACTGTAATAGTAGCAGAACTAAAAGCTTTATAATCATTTACTATGGTTTCCTTAGCTTTAAAAAGATTACCATTTAAAAATCCTTGTGTCATTTTATTTATTTTTTAACAATTACAATCTTCTGTTAACTCCATAGCATGATGGACAATACTGCAAATTTCTTCTTCTGTTAAACAGTTTATATCATCTAAAGTTTGACCTTCTTCTAGTGAAGTATTATAGCAGTATAAAGACTTAATATACTCTCTAACTACTAACATTCTAGTTTCAAGTTCAGGACATTTTCTTCCCAACTTGTACTTATTAGTTAGCTGTTGAGCTAAATCTGAGTACTTACATTGTATGTACTGAATGTACTTTATTCTGCATTCTTCTGTCATGATTTCCGTAAAATATATTCTACAGTAAAATAAGTAGGATAAATATATCCTAAGTTTTGTGAACCTAAGAAAATATAGAATGGGTTGTTAAGAACAGTAGGAGCAGTAATTAGTTGGTCAATTCTTCTAATAACATAGTTACTTTCAGCAGGAACTAAAAATAATCCTTGGCCTATTTCTGTAACAATATTAGAGAATTTAGCAGTTCCTGTTACATTAAATCTTTGAGTAGTAACTCTATCAAAGTAAAATTCTAGGAAAAAATATTTACTGTTAGGAATTGTACCACTATACTCTACTAAAGCTGTAGCTCCTACCATAGAAGTAATACTATTAATATAAACTCCTAATACACCTGCAGCAGGTACTGCTTCATCTGTTAATGTAAATACAGCTCTTACTTTTAACCTGTCTTCTGTCTTAGTCATTTCTGTAGTAGGAGAAATGAGAACTTCAGGAATATATCTTCTTACAGCACCTTCTGCAGGACCAGCAGCAAAAATAATTTCTGTATCAATAACATTACCTGCATCTAAGCCATTAGTACCATTAGTACCATTTGTCCCATTAGCACCAGCAGGACCTTGTGGTCCAGGAATACTAGGAATAGTTATAGTAGAGCAATCATTACAATTACAATTTGGAATACTAGAAGAGCAGTTGCACATAATATATTATTTTAGCAGCAGCATTTTTGAATGCTACATATTTTATTTACTTGAGTTAATAAATCAGTAGCTTGGGCATCTTTACCACAAGCAAATGCTGACTTAGCAGCATAAAGAAGAGCTTCAGCTTGTTTGTAGTAGTCCCAGTAATTTTCCCAATTACAGCCACACATTTCTTCTTTAAACTTAGCTTTCATTTTTTCTACACAGCAGTCAGCTTTACAAGTAGAAAAACTTTTAACTGTAACAGTATACTCACTATCAGTATCAGTATCTATTACAGTATAAGTTAAAGTATAGATGCCATCATTAAGAGTTATGTTATCTACAAGCTTTAACAAAAAGGTGCCATCTACAATAGTTGCTCCCTGCACTTCAGCAGTAACATCGTATGTAATAGCAGAACCCCCAGGAGGGGTTAAAACAACAGAAGCTGAATCTACATCAGCTAGTGCTAAATTAGGTGCACCCCATCCAGTAGGATTGGTAGTTACATCATATTCTCCAGTAGCATCAGATATCTGAAGCTTACTGCATTTCTCTTTAAAGCAAAGAGACAGCTTTAATTCTAGTGCCATATGTAATCATATTACGGATTATTGAATAAAATAGTTCCATAAACTACTAAAAAAGGGTAGCCCAAAAATTCAGGCTACCCCCATTAGTAGCATTGCTATGATTACAGGTTACCCAATTGGGCAGTTAGGTTGGTAAAGTTGGTTACATAAGCATCCAATACATCAACACATCCAGTCAAAAGACCACCAGTGTAGTTAGTATCAAAAGTGTTAGCAACATTGTTATCCAAAGCACAAGCTAAACAAAGTTGTGCTCTCAAATCTGTATTAGTCAAAGCTCTGTTAGGCTTACGCAAAACGATATCCAAAGTGGAGTGGTTTTGAGCAGCAATCAAGTCTGTCAATACAGTAGTAGGAGGAAACTCAGTATAGGTGTAAATTTGGCCTTGGTTTCTCCAAGAAGCAGCTTCCAAAGTTCTCATTTGCTCAAAGGTACCATGTCCCATGAAAGCACCTACTTGATAGCTCAAGTTAGTAGTACCTCCACCAGAAATACCAATTTGGAAAGTTACCAATCCATAAGGGCGAGAATCTAGGATGAAAGGCTGGTTAAGACCAGTTACTTTGATACCAAAGTTAGCAGCATTTGCTAAAGCAGCAGTAATGTACTCAGCAGCACCAGCTACAAATGAACCAGAAGCTCCTTGGAAAGGAACATCTAAAGTTAAGGTTGTACCTACAGCTGAAGCAATCAAGTATACAGGGTCATTAACACCAGTACCAAATCTTACATAGTCACCTGCAGCAAATTCAGCAGTAGCTGAAACAGTAGCAGTAACAATAGGAGAACCTTGAGTAGCAGTTAAAGTACCAGTAGCACCAGTAGTAGCAGCACCAGCATTAGCATTTAAAAGCTCAGCTAAAATAGGTCTGCGAGTCCAGTAAGAAAGTTGTCTTACCAAGTTTCTGTAAAGACCATTAGCTACTTCTCCTTGAGTGGCAGAAGCATCAGAAAGGAAATCTACAATAATGGGGTTCATCAAAGCAGAAGCTTCTTGAGATACCAACTCATAGAAAGAAACTACAAGGCTGTAATAGTTGTTATTGATAGCTTGGAAAGAGCCAACACCAGTAACACCATTAAAACCATAGTAAGATACTTGCTGTACTTTAGCAGCATAAGCAGTACCAGTGTAATTAGTAATGTCGTTGTAAGTAAAAAGTTGTGACTCCCACAAGTTCTCAGTAGTACCACGGCCCATAACAATTTTAATTGGGGTGTTGGTAGTAAGAACAGTAGCAGTGCTCAAAATCACATTACTAGCATCAGTAATTACGATTTCTCCATCAGCAAGAATGCCAGGAGAAGCTAAAGTTCCTGCAGTAGCACCAGCACTTCTGGCTAGGTCAGCTCCAGCAAAGAACTTAAAGTTGTCTAAAATTTGCGGTTGTGCAATCATGATATTTGTTTTTAAAGTTTATATTAAATATTATTAACCGATTTTAACGATGTTAAATAGTACAGTTACTTGAAGAGTACCATCAAAAGATGCTACAGCACCTCCTGCAGAGATATCAATTGCTTTTCCAGCATATACTCCAGCACCAGCAGAACCTGCACTAACAGCAGAAGTATAAGTAGCAGCAGTAGCACCAGTAGCTAAAACAGATTGAGCTGTAGCTTGAGCTATAGAAACTACAAGAGTAGAAGTTCCATCATATCCTAGACCAATAGCTCCTGCAGATGTTCCTACAGCAGTTCCAGAGGTTTTAGCAATAATAAGGTTTTGTGGGACAAGAGCATAACCAGCTTGTGGAGCAGGTACTACAACAATAGGAGTACCGTTTAATGCATTTACTTGAGTACTAGTCAAGGTTACAGTTTTTGCGAAAGTTTTCATTGCGTTTTAAAATTTATAAGTTTATATGTTATACGTAAAAAATGAAAAAAAGTTACTCAATTTGTTGAGAATCTAATTGTAGTGGCTGGTCAGGTTGTGAAAGAGCTTCTTTCAGCATCTTTACAGCAATGTCTACAATAGGTCTATGTGTTGATTCATCTAACTCACAGTTCTGCATATTGACTGGAGTTACAAAATTTGCTAGGTCTACTTTGATAGGTTTTGGTAACCTTAAGTATCGCAAATTGTAATCTACGATATTGAAGGTTCCATCAGTGAATAACTCATGCCTTTTTCCAGTTTGACCTGTAATAAATGAATAGCCATTAGAAGAAGTAGTGGTTTGAGAATTATACCCAGTGTTAGTTCTAGTAAATGCTAATCTCCATACTAAACCTTCAGTTTGATTAAAGTAAGGTTTCTTGAATGGATTATTTCTGCTTCTGGTAAACTCATTATGAGATATAACATACACAGGTAAATCAGCAGGTTCACCAGTTTCACAATCATCTTGGTCAATGACACACCTTTCTAAAATGGTGTACATAAAGTCCAATGGTAATGTGGCAAACACTCCATTAGGTAAATTATCTGTAGTGTTAGTGAAACTTGAAACAGTAGCAGAGGTTACCAATGGTGATAACCCCTGCATTCTGATTTCTGTTTCTTCTAACCCTTCCCTCTTCAAATTTAAAATAGCAGTAATTCTTGTATGAACAAAATGATTCTGTGCGTTAGTTAAGACAATATTTGCCTCACCCTCCTGAATTCCAGGAGCACCAGCAGAGTTGAGTTTTTCATACTCTACTAAAACTAACTGCCACATTTCATTAGCTGTCATACATCAGAGTTTTCTACTTGAAATTCTAGTTTCTTTCTGAACTCTAGTTTCTCAGGGTTATTAATAAGTGAAATTACATCACCCAATGCTCCTAGAGGCTCATCACCCATAGTAAAGTATTTGGTGCTAATTTTCTTAAGTGCTCCTGCTCTAATTGCTCTGAAGATTAGGATTTTATCATCCTTGTATTCATCATTAACAATAGACAAGAATAACTTAGGATTGGTCTCCATAACTTCATAGACCAAGTTAAATAGGAAATCTGTAGAAGCAGTTTTAGAGATAATATTGTTAGGGTCTTTGATAATCATAAACTCCATAAGAAGCTCACGATGATCTTTCATCCTATTAAACTCTTCGGTTGCTTTTAATCTAAGGTTAATCTCTTCCTTCTTGCGGTCTACAGATACTTTTTCATCTACTAAAGCAAACCAATAAGTAGGCTTAGCATTTCTTGATTCCCAAGAAGAAGCAATATACTTGTCATTAGTTTTTAAAACTCTCCAAGTAATATTGTCCCATACATTAGTTAAGTCAAGAGTTAAGCCTTCTTTTGGAAGCTTTACTGAATAAGGTAGTTTACCTTTGTTATTTGGCCCATCAGAAATCCATCCTGACCAAAAGTTTTTTGTTTCTTTAGCAAAAGATAATTCATATCCTGTAATTCTATTAAAGAACTCTAGTTCTGTCATAGGTTCATCAGGAAACTGAGGAGTTAATACCTTTTCAATGTGGTCAAAGATAGGTAAGAATTCACCAGTAGTTCTATCTCTCTTTAACTCAAGAGACCTTCCCATACCTTCATGAATAAATCCTTCAGGCAATTGTTCTACTTGCTGATTAGTAAAAGTCCTACTTTCAATAGGTACTACTCTAACAGTCCTTTTAGTCAAAAAATCCATAGTAGGATATTTTGGTTTTGAAGGAGTAGATGCTAAAGTGATTTGTTCTGTTTGGGGCATTTCTTCTACAGTTGTAGGAATTGTTGATTTTTTAGGCATAGCAATGTTTTTTGTTTAATGATATACAAAAGTGGGGTTTTACCCCCACTTTTGCAAATATCAACAACTATTAGATGTTATAAGGCATCCACAAGATTTTGGTAGGGTCTTCTACAACACAACCAGTCCACTCCATACCATGTACTTCATAAGCATCTACAGGGCTAGCAGTCATAGCTGAACCAGTGTTTACTTTAGAAGTGTAAGGGGAGAATGGGTCACGCATTCCAGGAATATATTTGTATACTCCATTTTCAAGACCTTTAACAGTCAAACGATGGATACCTGGGTCACCCAAGAATTCACCATTGGCCATTTTATGTCCACCACGGATTAACATATGGCGAGAAGCATTAAGACCATATCCAGAAGGATGTTTCTCTTTGTAACGCTCTACATCATCAAAGAAAGGTCTGTGCTTAACCATGATGTTTACACCATTGTAAGACTTGAACTGAGTGAATACACCTTGGTAAGTCAAACCTTGGCTACCCATATCACCATTCTTTTCTACTCGTTGAGTAACAAAGTTAGGAGTATATTGAGTAGAACGGCTTTCAATCCACTGAGAGATATCTTTCTTACCGTAAGCACCAGTTTCAATTACTACATAATACTCATCCTGCATTTTGTAAGCAAGACCCATTTCAATGGTCATGTCTACAATTTTGTCAAGGTTTAGAGTAGAGTAGGGGTGAATATTGGTGTTAGCAATTTGCTTGAACATACCAGCAAAAGTCTGGATAGTACAACCATTGCGGTCATCAATACCATAATAAATTTCATTTTGTGTGTAGTTCTTGTGAGAGAACAAGAATGCACGAGCTTGTTGCTTCTTAAATTGGTAAAGAGCTACCATATCATAGAAGTTAACAAAAGCACCAGTATAAGGCTTAGTAGACTTAGGGTCTGTAGGGTCAGGGAAACCAAAAGCTAGAGGTACGTTTTTACCTTCAGCGATGATGTTACCATCAACCTTATAGTTCATTCTTTGTAGGGCAGCACGAGCTTTCAATTCTACGAAAGTAGTAAAGTGAGCTTGAGTACCACTCATAGAACGCTCTCCAGATTGGAAGTTAGTTTCTTTAGACCAACGAGTACCAATACCAAGTTCAGTAGCAGGTACAGAACGGTTTAATGGGTCATCAGTAATAAGAGCTACTTCATACTTCCAACGGTTAGGAGCTTCTTCTTCTACACTCTTAATTTGGATATAGTAGTCATCAGGATTGTGACCAACAATAACGTCATTAAGGTCAAAAAAACGCTCTCCAAAAATCATGTACCAACGAGCTTGGTTAAGACCTACAGCAGCAGGCTTAGCACCCAAAGAATCATACCAATCAAGAAGCTGTACAGTTTTGTTGTTGTTACCAGCTACTCTCCAATGGTAAAATTTGTTCTCTGTGTCAAGAACTTTGGTAGGGAACTCATTCATAAAGTTCACATAATCATCAGAAGGCAGAGTTTGGAAAATTCTGCGATACATGTCAGAAGCCAATTGAGGCTCAATCATGCCTAGTTCTCCCAAGTGGGGAACCTTCAGTGGTCCATTAAAAGTTTTAGGACCGTACCTTGCAATTAAGGGAAATAATTCAGTCATTTTATTTGGGTTTTAGTTAATAAAAAAAGTTACTTATTGATTTGATAGTTTTTTGGCTAATTCAGCCCATCGTTTTTTATGGTCTTCTTTTTCTACATCCATATCTATAGAACTATCATTACTGTAGCCAGAAGTTCTTCTTCTCACATTATCAGAATCTACAGCTCTATGAAGCTCATTAATAGCTTCACTTTTACCTAGAGATTTGATAACAGAAAAATCAGGAACAAAATCCCTTTTTCTAGCATCGTATTTAAATAGACCCATAGTATGATATAGTCTAAGTAGAGCATCAAATTTGTTAGGGTCAACCTCTCTTGTTGCCAAGATAGGATTAACCTTTTGACCTTCTTGAGTTTCAACTAGAGAATATTCTCTCATCCAGTTGTCTTTCATTTTCTTGGTCAGTTTAATACCAGCAATTTCATCAGTACTTTGAAGATAGTTCTGAAGCTCCTCAGCTTGTCTTTTTTGGAACTCTCTTCTTTGGTACTCTTGTTTAGCTAATTCAGCTTGTGCACCTTTTTCATGCTCAGCCAAAAGCTGTTTAAATTCAGGTAGAGATTCTAGGGCATCATCTACTAATGTTCCTAGGTCTTCTCTTTTCTGAACTTCTCTTTTAATCTTCTCCTCTGAGAAAGCAGTAGTATAACGAAGATACTCAGCATAAAGGTTTTTAGCTTTGTCAGGATTTTCAATTAAAACATCTTCAGTAATGCCTTCTGCTAATTTATATCCTTTTACAATTTGAGTAGCGTCATCTTCAGAAACACCATTCTCCATTAAATCAACAAACTTTTGTTGTAGTGGAGTTAAGTTTTTTTCAATGTAATCTGTGGCCATAGCCTCAGCATTTCTAGTTGCATACTCATCTAAGTAATCAAGGAAAGATTCAGGAGAGTCTTCAAACTCTTCTTCATTGAAGCCTTCAAAAGCTCCAGTCTTTTCATGAAGAGCTTTAATGATTGCTGCATATTTTTTAGATGATGATTGAGAGGATGATTCTCTTTTACTTGAGGAGGTGTTAGTATCATCACTTTTTGCCTTAGCAGGCTCTCTACCATCATCTTTGGGGTCGTCAATATCAGTAATAGGAACTAAGCCACTCTCATCAGAAGGAGGAGGGTTTGAAGACGTAGAATCTTCTCCACTGCTATCTGATGTATCAGCAGCTGGGCTACCTGAATCTTGCATATCTGAAAGACTCATCAGAGGTTGTTCCTCTACTTTTAATGAATTTAAGAAATCTAATGCCATATCTTAAGTTGTTAGTAAATACTCACAAATCTAGTTATAAGTTGCAAAAAACTGCTATAAAATTTAACTGTATGCACAAGGTATATAGCAATTATATATAGGTTATATACAACTATGAAAGGTTCTTGAGTTTATAAAGTGTTGATTGAATTAAGGTTTTTACCTCATCTATCTGATTTAACAGAGCAGAATCAGTAAAAGTTTTTTTATTATCGTCAATAAATTTATGTAGCTCTTCTAAGTGTTTAATAGGATTTTGGGTTGTAGACCCAGGAATTTCTAGCTTTACAATACCATAGAGTCCTTGGTAAGCTTCTACAAAAGAATCAATAAAATCTAGCAGAGAATCATAATAAGAATTTAAAGCTTTATGCTCTGCATAGCTTCTTGTTGATAGATGTGCTAGATGAGTAGTATCCCTAGATTGGAATAGTTTTGAAATAAATACTTCAGGTGTCACTTTAGAAGATTTTAATGATGCTAGTTCTTTGATAATATCATCCATAATAATTATTTTTTGTTTTTAAGTTTTTCTCCTGCTACAGGATTACGAAGTTTCATTCTTTCTACTTCTTTAGCAGTTTCAGCTTTAAGTCTTTCAATCTCTCTTTGATTCTGAATCTTTTCCCTTTCTAGAGCTAGCTTTTGCTGTTCAATGTTAAACTTAGTAGAAATTTCTAATTCCTTATCCATTCTCTTAGCTTCAGTTTCTCTATCTTTTTGATATACCTTTTCTAGTTCAATAGGGTCAGGAATTTGATTGTTGTTCAAGTCAATTTCTTCTCTTCTAGCATAAGTCTGTATGGTAGCTATCTGTAATCTAGTTTGAGCTTCTAAGTCATACTTGTATTTATCAAGTTCTAACCTCTTCATTTCTAGCTCCATATTTTGTTGAGCTTCTTGAGCTTTCTGCTGAATCTCTTGTTGTTTAATCTTATTGATTTCTTGCTGTTGTTGTTCTTGTCTAGCCTGCTGCTCTTCTCTTCTTTTTTTAAGAATCCTAGCTGCATCTTGAACACTTTCAGTTTTAAATACACTAATAAGGTCACCCATATCAGCAGTTCCAGCTGCTACAGCTTGACTAAAGTTTTGCTCAATCATTTGCAGTAGCATAGCATCATCAGAAGACCTAGATACCATAAGGTCAAAATCAGCAAGAAGAACTCCATTGATTTCTTCATCTGTCATAATCTCCTTAGTAAAGTCATCCATAAGGAAGGATAACTTCTTAGGATTTTTTCTAAGTATATGAATACCAATATCTAGAATTCTTTTTAGACATCTTTCTTTGAAGAACTCATTTTTAGAAAACCATCTTTCAGTAGTTAGAGAAGATTGAGTAACAGCTCTTTCAACATTACCTACTAGTTCAGTTGAGCTAATAGCTCCTTGTCTTTGCTGAGTAACTCCAGATACTATATCCATAGTTCTGATGATATCCTGCATAACATTATTAAGAACACTAATAGGTCCACTTTGATTTGATGATAATCTATTAGGTGTAATAGTATTATAAGTACCTGCTGCTTGTAAACCTTTAGGAGTCATTACTTCTGCAGTAGGGTCCATAGGCATAAATGCAGTAGATGTTACATAGTTTAAAAACTCATGTAAAGTCATGTTATCAGGTATCATGGAAGTTGGGAACTGCACAATATCTGGTAACATTAAGTTTACTAGTACTTGACGCTTATAATCAAATATGTTGTACAAGTAATCATAAGGCTTAATAATATCCATTAAGGATTGTGCCCTTGAAGAGTTTGTATTGTAAAACTGAAGTACTACAGGAGGTTCTTGCCTAGAGATATTATCTAATGAATTACCTAAGTAAGGAATAGGTTCAGCTTTAATGTAGATATTAGCTCCAATTTTATAACCTCTCCACCATTCATTAATCCATTCTTCTCTTTCTAAGAACTCTCCATTAGCCTCATCAACTACATACTTTTGGTGCTCATACTTAAGAAGCTCTACACCATTTTCATCTAGGTACTTAACTAGTTTAATCTTTCTCTTAGACCTCCATATGCAATGTAGTAATCTAATGTTTCCCCTGGCATCAAAGTAACTAGAGAACATAGGAAGGTCTAAGTCCCCTAGCGGCATTAACTCCTGTACTCTAGCAGTAGCAGAATTAGTAGGAATAGCTAATTCTCCTACATGACCATACATAGGATAATTAAAGTAAGGCATTGGCCCAGAGTTATAACCTCTGTAATCTTCTAACTCTTTAAGTTGGTCTTTAGTTAGAAAATCATGGAATAAATCTACAAGAGATGAAATAGTATGGTAGGTTACTTCTACTAGTGCTTCTAAACCAGATTCATTAGTAGCATGTCCATTCATAATGGTAAATATCCTAGTAGGGTCACCCTTTCTAATAGATACTTCTCCACCCATTTCCTCAATAAAGCAGTATTGTTCAGCAGCAATTAATGCATCTTCAAATGCAGGGTCAAATACTAAATCTTTAACATAGTAATACTTGTAAAGATACTTAAGCAGTTTATTAGCACCCCTTTCAGCTACATCAAAGAAAGAAGAGTTAGTATACTCTTCTAGTTCTTTTAATCTTTTTTCAGCTAATGCTTGGTCAAAATTAGGATTCTGAATTTGCTCAGCAAAAAACTTTTGATATTCTTGGAGTTTAGATTCTTCTACTTCTCTAATACCTTGCTGGTCAGATGAACTTCTAATAACACGAAAGTCAAACTTTCTTTTCATGTGTTCTCCTACTAGCAGGTCAATCTTAGAGTTGCCTATTCCTTTATGCTCCATTCTAGCTGGGAAAGTACCTAAGCCTAGTCCATAAGGGTCAACTACTTTCTCAACATCATTCATATTGAGAATACCCCTTTTTAGATTATAGTTAGTTACTTTGTTATAGTAAGAGTTTTTAATCTGTCTATTTTCAAATAACACTAGTGATTCAAAAGCATCAATAGTATTCTGTTGCCACTTCTTAGTTTTCTTAACTGAATCTGGAACTAATTGACTAGGGGCAGTAAATATTCTATTATACATATTATTCTTCTTGTATATTATTAAAGTGCTTCATCCATATATCTTGATTATCTCTTTTTTGTTTATACTTATCAAAATATGAAGAAGTTTTTTTCTTTTGTGGAGATTGTTCTATAGATATACGATTAAATTCCTGTAAAGTTGCATCATACCACACAATCATTAACATGGCAGATATCCTATCGAAGTTAGCTCTAGGGTTTGGATTCCATGCTATAAGCTCTCTAAGGAGTCCTATAGACCTAATTTTTGATAGATTTTTTTCTTCACTTTCTTCAGAAATATTTTCATCTAACCAGGATTTAAGATATTCTAATCCTCTTTCTTTTACAGCCTTGCTCATAATAATACCTTTAGAGGTATTGGTATTTGGCCTCCAAGTATTTCTATCTCTAAGATTATACGGAGTATCAGCTAACAAGTGTAAAGCTTTCTTTTTTTCAAAGTAAGAATACATACCTGTAATGTTGGCTTCATACATTGCTGATGCCTTATAATAGATAATTAATTTTCTACAAGTTTCATAGAATACTTCTGTAGATTCAGGCCTACCTGTGTATTCTGCTACAATTCTTCTGGTTAATCTATCAAATATAAATATTGAACCTACTGAATCTGTACTAGATGTATCATATCTGTAGGGGTCAATACCTGCAATATATCTTCCAATGTTTTCACCATCTTCTCCTTGTCTAGGAGTTTCAAATATTTCTATAAGTCCTGGTTCTGCTTTATGTACAGGATATTCTCTGTATGGAGCACCACCTTGCACATCTCTCCACTTAAGTTCTCCCTCTTCAAATGATAGCATACCTACATTATGCTTATCAATTTCAGTGGAATCATCCATCTTTGATAGAGCATGCTTTAAATCTACTATAGGAAAAAAGAAAGAATGGCTTTGTAAGAAAGCTTCTTTAGGACTTAAAGGAAACTGAGTTACAGAGTCAATCTTAGCTTGTTGGTCTGCACCTTGTTCAGCTCTTTTCCTTAAATCCATAATAGACTGTCTAGCAATATCTTGTAAAGAATTACCAAATTCATCTATCATAGGTTTATCCTTCCACTCTGGATGTTCCTTATAGGCATCTTTATAGACACCAAATCTCATTCTAGTAGCAGGGATAAAAAATCCACATTTTGAGCCTACAGAATCTTCATCCCATATATTGTCAAAAGATAAGAAGTTATACTTTTCAGGATGAAAGAACATTTCAGCAAATTCCTGTGTACCACCTTCCATATCACCACCTGTTCCTTGGATAATAGGTACACCAATTAAGTCATCACCATCTTTCCAGCAAGGTTCTGAGATATTATATGACTGAAGAAGGCCAGGCCATTTACCAGCTTCCTCAAATAGGAACAAGTTACTAGATTTACCAATAGCAGCAAATGGGTTATCCTTAAAAGTAAAAGAATGAATCTCAGACATATACCCTGCCCAAGCTGATACACCATCTACTGTCTTTTTATATCTAGCTTTTACAAAGTCCTTGGTATTAGGATTTCTTTCTTTACCCCATTCTGTATAGAGGTCTAAGAAATTTAAGTCATCCAAGGACATTCTCATAGTGTTCTCTGATAAATCAGACTGGTAAGCACCTATAATACATTTAGCATCTCTATAGAAGCTAAATTCATGTGCAATAATAGCTGCTGATTTATATGAAAAACCAATCCTTCGTGGTTTTACTAACACTATACCCTTTTGTTCTTTCCTAGCTTTCTCAATGAAAGTAAAATACTCTAAATCCACATCAGTAAATATAGGAAAGCCTCTACTTTTTCTACCTGTCTTAGGATTCTTTAATTCAATCTGAGTGTAGTTCAAATAAAAGTAATATGCACCTGGGATATATAAACCACCATGGGTAAATCCTTCCTTACACTTTCTAGTTTCTTCTTCCCAGTACTCATCAAACTGATAAGTCCCTATAGGGTACTTGGAATAAGTACCATTCTCTTCGAAGAAATTAGCAGCTTCTTGGAAATATTTAGGTGATATACTAATCTTCATATTTTCTAGTTCTCTTCTCTCCAGTTCTCTTTGTAGAATCTGCTGCTTTTTCTTTATTTACTGCATCTTCAAGTGTAGACAATTGTGCTACAAGTTTAGATGTACTTTCAATGGCTTTAAGTACAGGACCTAGAGAATCTTCTGTGATGTCAGTATTCTTTAAAAAGCCTGCTACATCATCAATCTTACCTTTAACACTAGATAGTAATCTTTGTGTTGGACTTTCTGATAGCTCTATATACTTATTCATAGCAAGTTTAAGGTCAGCATTTTCCTGCACTTGACCTTTAAACAAATCCTTACCTACAATCTCCTTTCTCTTATGCTCAGGGAAATTACTATAAGGGCTAGCTGAATCTACTACAAAATAGATATAAGCAAACTGATTAAATGCTAAATCCTTTGTCTTACTCTTATCCTTTTCCCATAAGCTTTTAAACTCAGGTACTAAAAGCAGTGATGTATCAAAGCTTACTTTATTATTCGCTAGGTTGAATATCTTCATTTTCTTGGTTTTGTTTATTAAGAATACTTCTTTGTATATTCTTAGCTATGTCTTTTCTAGGAAATATAATTCCTAAGTCCTTGATATAAACAGATTTATAAGTATCTAAATCTAAAGGGTTACCTTCAGACATTACCTTAGCTATAAACCTAGGTAAAGAGTTAAATATCTCTACAGCTTCTGCTTTTGATATACCTAGCTCTTCAGCTTTTTTAGATAGTATTTTACTTAGAATTACATCCATGATTGTATGTTAGACTCAGTGTCATTAAAATACTTATCAAAAGGGTCTTTGTAATTATACTCTTCTTCAGCTGGAGAATCTAAGTCATCCTCTTCTTCTATAGGTTCTTGAACACTAGGTTCATTGTAAACCTCTCTATCTTCTGGTATATCAATACTAGGTTCAACAGGAGTATCTTGTACTGCAGGCCTAACTTCATTAGAAGTAATTTTACATGCAAACGTAACCTCAAGGGAACTATCTGGGTAAATGATAAATCTTTCATCTATACTATTGTTTTTTATACATTCTTTCTTCCTAAGTTTATTTAGGTATGTTTCTAGCTTGTGTGTTGGAATACCAAATTCTTCCTTAATCTTAGACTTAATAGTAGTAGAGAATAGCAAGTCCATCCTAATACTATGTTCTTTTACAGACTTGTACTTATCATTATAATAAAGTAGATAAGAGAGAATCTCTAGCTCTGCTTCAGTTAATTGATTAGGACCTAATGTCCAGTTAATAGAAGCTAGCCATACTTGAAAGATTTGAATTCTTTCTGTTACTGGTATGTTAAACCTTTTGTTCATAAATTTGTTTTTTAATTCCAAATGTAGCATTGGCATACATTTTAATCTGGTCAGTTAGATAATGTCTAACTATTCCAGAATCACATAGAGCTACACACCATACATCATTTTCAAAAGTCCCAGAATCCCTAACATAGATAGCATAGCCATCTTTGTTACCTTCTACGACAACAGGAATAGGATTCTTGAACTCGTGAATACTCATTTCTTGTCTTTCTTTGATTCTTGTTTTAGCTCTTGCTTTCTTATCTCATGCTTAAGGCATTTGTTATCTTCAGTATAATTACAACCCTTTAAACAATAGTTCCCATTGGTAGCACATACCATAGCTCTATCATATGCATCAGATACTTCAGTTCTCTGAGGTTCTCCATTCATGTTTGTAAATGTCTTTCCCATTTTAATATTCTTTAGTGTCAGTTTGTTCCCACTTAAGGGGAATATTATTAGTTGCAGTAACTCTATAAGCAGGTACTCCTCTATCCTCTATATCATCCTCAAGCTTTAATGACCTAAGTACTTTGGATAGTTCATTAATTTTTACCTCATACTCTTTTATCAAGTTTTCGATAATAATAATATTTTCTTGATTACTTACCATAAAATCCTTTTACTGTAACTTGTTTTTTCTTAGCTATCTTTTTAAGTTCTTGGAAGGAGTGCTTGACCACCATATTACCTAAAGTCCTATGATGAATCAAGCACCTCTGCTTATAGATATTACCTTTGCTATTAGACAACTCCTTAAAAGCAAGGATATCTTCTTCATCTACTTCCATTTTTGTAATGAATCCTAATTTAACTGGAACCTCTTTCACATCTATAGGATTACCCTCCTTATCATAGACAGGCTCTTCCTTATATAAAAACTCAAGACATTTCAGTTCCATTAAAACTCTTCGTTATTTTTATGTACTCCTATATGCACTGTAACAAGATGCTTGCCTGTTAGGTTTGAACTTTGTAAAGTTACTTCATACCATATCCTAGGATACATACTAGCATTCTCCTTAAGCTTTATTTCCATAGTAGTGTAATAGTTCATAGCCTTCTTAAGGTCTGTAAACTCATAAATCCTGGGCTGTTCCATCACTATCTATATGATAAATGTTTACATTAAAGAACCATCCTTTTTCATTAGCATATATAGAATACTCATAGGTATAATTATCTTTCTTTTCGTCTAATACTGTAAGTATTCTTTCCTTAACTGAAATCAAATACTCCAGGTCATCTCCGAAAAATAAAGTATTAAGCCTGTTGATTCTTTGCATTGTTAATAAGGACTTCTCTTAGTAGCTGCCAAGCATGTTGTTCATTAGCAGCTTCAAAGGTATGGTCCTTCTGAAGATTCTCATCAACAACAATGCCTTTGAACTTAAACGTAAACTTTCCTTCTTCAGTTGCTTCTTGCAGTTCATAAGTCCTTGTAATCAAATTGAACCTTACAAAAGTTTCAGTTGGAATGTTAATAGCTATCTCATCAGATACCAAGTAATACTCCTTCAGTTCTTCCAAGACATCTTCTTCATTTACCTCAGCCATAGAATCTCTATTCTGATTTACAACAGTAGTCATCACAAATCTAAGATTTGCTAACTCATTATAAACTTCCATCATTCTTCTGGCCATACCTTCACCTAAAGAATCAATCTTGTGGTGAATCATTTGTGCTTTAGTTTTATCCATTTTAAAGTTATTAAGTTATTACAACACAAAGCTAAGATAAATCTTTCAGATATAGAATAGAAAAGATATTAACAATCCTGTATAGTTATTGGCAAAGATGTTAAAATTGCAACTTTTCTCATAAAAATTTCGTTCTAATCGTAGATTCTACTAGAACTACTTCATAGAACTCCGCAACACTTCGTTAAAATTAAAACCTTAGGGGGAGGTGTTTTATTAAAGAGGAGACCCCTTTCAATTATAACCCCCCTAAGTTACCCCCCAAGTCACCCCCCAACCTGTGTAAATTTTACACAAGTCACCCCCCTAGTCCAGGTACTTATAATAAGTACCCCCCACCCCTTTTATAACATACCCCCACCACTTTAAAAAAACTTGGTGTATGTAAATGGGTTCCACCTACCAAAAGCACCCCCGCTTAAAATTGATACCAAAATTATTGTCTTATGGCATTAGAAAACAAAAGAGGTTTCGGATTCTCCTCACAGCCAAAATCCACGACTACCATTGATGCTTTACTTGAAGATGAATGGTCGTCAAACTCTATGAAGCTTATCTGCTTAATTGCAGATGCACTTCATAAATCAGGTAAAATTGCAGAAGCAATTAGACCTATTGCAGATGTTAAGAAGAATAAAGATAATAAGGAATTTACCGTTTATCGTCTTTCTTCTAAGGATGCACAAGCAATTTGGGAAGCACTATAAGTGCTTCCTTTTTTGCTCACCAGATCACTCCAACTATCCTGTAAGGACTTCAAAGTTCTTGCAGGATTTGTTGTAAGTGGTTGATTATCAACCCATCTGCTAATTCACTCCAAGATAAGCTATATCTCTTGTTGTGTCTTAATTAAGTATATAGCAAAAACTGAGTTAACTTGAACAAACGATAGTTCTCAGATTGATGATGTTAAAATCAATGTATCGCACAATTCATTGTAGGTAGAAATACCAAATGTGCAACAGCTTATACTAGTTAAACGGCTGAAAATAATACTAGTTTTTTCTTTAAGGTTGATAAACCTTGACAAGCATGTGGGGCTACTACAAGATTTTATGCAGAGACTTCTAATCTCTAATCCTAATTGGACTAAGCATAATATCAAACACTTTAGAAGAGTGTAATCTTGGGTTAGTGCAGACTTAAAAACCATGCAGTTATAAGCAACTTGATATGTTGTGGAAGTTACATAACTTTAAAAGCAAAATGCTTATCCTATCTCAAGAAAGTCACAGAGGTAGATGCTTAATGGTTTGTGACCAACCATAAACATTTGGGAGTATATGTGTTAAGCCACATGATGCAGACTGGTAATCTGTTGAATCCCATTTATATGAGAACTAACACCTGACAGGGGGAAAATACTAACCTTGTAAGCGATATACCAAAGATTGCGAGTCCTCAACAAGCTGTTAAATCAGCCAACATTCTTTTTTAGTAGTTATTTTTTCTTATATGGGATAAAGAATAGAAAAAAATCTACACCTCTTGAAGGTTACCAAAGAGTATAAATAAATGGTAGCTCAAACTCAACTGCTGTGGTCTATTAGCAGGATAATCTGAATGACTAAAACAATGAACAAATTAAGAGAACTCTTTTTGTTATTTCCGTATTTTGGACAAAAAGTAGAAGGATATACAATTATCCATAAAAATACATTTCCTAATGATGAACCACCATATATTATGGTATCATTTTGGGGAATTACTTCTAACTATGATTTATCTAAACCTATTTATGAGGAAGATGGTGAATCAAGAGATTTTTATCTTATCAGAGATAAAGATGCTAAGAAATTCATACATCTTATGAATAGCTCACAAAAGGACTATTGTGATTACTATTTAGAAGGTGTCTATACTCGTAATGCTGGAGAACATAATCTCAAGCCTGATGAGTACGCTCAAGGAGGATATACAAGACCTCCAAAGGTTAAATACATGCATGTTGAACCTAATCCAACTTCATTTCAAACTACTTTATGATGTAATTCAATCAAATGTAGCGAGAATTCGCAAGTATAAGTAACAGAACAAAGTCCATTCTGTTACTTTTTACTAACACAGCCAAGTATTTATACTTGAGAGTCCAAAGCCTCTGTAAATCGTGGATGGGTAAATTTTGCAAAACAATCTTTCTCTCTTCACTAACCGCAAGGTGAACAGTTGTAATACATTGTATGTTGTGAGTCTGAAAGATTTAGAGAATCTAAAACATTCAGTCTGTTATTGTCTCTAACAATGATAGAAAATTAAAGACTTTTAATATTACAACTGAGTGCAGAGAGATTATTAATGCACCATTCTCACGTGGATATAAAGACTTCTTATTGAGTTATAATGCATGAGCATAGATAAGATGTAAAACCACCTGATTAATATGGGTTCAATTCCCATCATTCTTTTCATCATTGAATGTAGAGAACACTGATTAATCAGCTCCCAAGGGTGAGCAGTTGTAATAGTGAAACAGGGACTAAGAAACCTGTTAAAGCAGTATAACGGAATCTTTAAGCCGCACCACTGTTATTACAACTGAGTGCAGAGGGGTAAAAAACTTAATAACTTCCCAAGTTGTTGAGGGCACCAGTTTTTCTTTGATTTAAGAACAATGCAGAATAACACAAAATGTGCTGCAGTACTTTATAGGTTTGTTAAACCTTTATCAAAGTTTTAGGTGTAAAACACAGTGAATCATCCTACTCTAGTGGATGAATAACAATTAACAAGCAACTGGCAAGTTGTAATAATATGTAAATACAATGGAAAATATAATATCAATAGCAAACTGTTGGGAAAAAGTTGAAATAGGATATGTTTCAACTCATGTTAAAATGAACAGAGTTACTAATGAAGTATTATCTGTAACATACCACTGGCATGAAAAATTTAGTACCAATAACACTAAAGTTTTTAACTCATTTGAAAGTTTAAATGTTTTTTTAAATGAATTAATAGATTTAAAAAAGGAATGTGAACTTAACTCTTTAGAAAATCAGACTTATGAAGGATAAAGAAGTAGTTTACTGGAAACAACGTAATGGTGAGTTAATATCCGTAGATGATATGGATATTAACCACCTTCGTAATGCTTTTAAACATTTAATTAAACATAATGCTAATGTTGTAAAACAAGCTAATGAGCTTGTAGACGAGTATAATGCTTTGATTAGAAAAAGAAAAGCTGAACGTAGTTCTGCATCGTTTATTTTAAATGGTGATATGGCTCAAGAATTTCACGAATCTTATCCATCTGATGAAGATGATGATAGATTTGATGAATAAAGTGAATCCTACTACTATAGTGTGGGAATAACCAAAAATCATTTTTATGAAATCTTTTTTTAGACTAATTCTTTTGTTATTAGGCAATCTATTATTTATGCTAGTAGCTACTAGCTTTATTAATTTTGCATTGTCAATAACTTTTATGACTGATTTTAAGGAATTCCAGCATAGTCCTACATGGTTCTTTGGTATTGCTTATCTTATTGTCTCAACTGTTTACATAATTCACAAAAATACTGACGAATAAAACCAAAAATCATGCTTAAAGTTATCTTTCCATTTTTAATGCGTATTGTACTTGCTACATTTCTTGTTCCTGTAATAGGAATTTTAGCTATAGGAGTACTAGTAACCTTTAACAAAGAACTCTATGATATCTTAGAAGATACATATGAGTTATTTATCTCTTTATACAAATTTGATAAAAGGAGATGAAGAAATTGGTTATCATGCTGGTGTTACTTTCTATAGTAGCACCAGCTTTTTCTCAAGCTAGGCTTGGGAGAAACTTTTATGAGGTTAATCAAGAATATGCGGAAAACTATTCTGTCACTAAAGATAAGTTTGAAGGAAATAATGTTCTAACAATAGAAATGAACAAAGCATTCATCAAACATCTATTTGACAGTAATAATAACTGTATATTATCAATGATTGTACCTAAAAATACTATTGATGTTCAATATTATGTTGAAAGATATAACAAAGAATTAGTTATAATGTCACCTACAGAATGGAGATTCTATGTAGGTAATGCAATAGCTAAAGTTAGCCTTGAAACTACTACTGATAACTCAATAGTATTCATTTGGACTTTTATGGAGTAGTGTTCTGCCTATTTTTAAAGTGAACACAATCAAAACTAAGACAAATGTCTAAATTAGTTTTTTCTTCTCGTAGAGTTAAGGATATCTATGAGTTAATCGCTGAAAGTGATACACTTTCTAGAAATCCTGATGTAAACTTTTATATTGCACCTGATGGAGCAGAAATAACTGTTTACAAATATTCTAATGGTCTCTGGAAGAAAGAGATTGTTAAGAATAGCCGTAGAATCATTAGGTATTCTGCTAAAATTGGACATAAAATTGTAATGTCTGAGCATGTAGAATATGTAGTTGATGCTACTCTTCTGGAAAATATCGCACTTGAAGTTGCTGATATGTTTTCTCAATACTCTAACTCTAAACTTTGGGTAAAATGAGATATAGCATAGATTATTTTATCCAGAAATTCAGTAACATTAAAGACGAAACTTGTACCACTGGAACTATATGTTCTGGTGGTGCAGGTCAACCTTTAAAGTATGACTGTTTAGGCCATTGTCATGATAACTTTGGTAAATTCAATCATCATGAACAAAGAGCCTTGTTATCTTTAGGCAATCCTGTACAAGCTTGGGATGGAAAACTAGATGGTTTTTCCCAAAGTACACCAAAGCAAAGAATTATTGCCTATCTAAGAAGCCTGAAAGGGCAACACTAAAAAACCATACAGACAGAGAGATAAGAGTAAAACTTAATGACGTGTTTACTGACTGACTAATTACCTTTTTAATAACAAATCTTTTAAAAACAAAAACTATGAATACTTCCGTTGTATCTCTTTCTAAAAATTCTACTAATGCTGAAATTTCTGCTGCTCTTGGTGAGCAATTGAATGATGGCAGCACTCGTGTATTTGCTGTAGTTCCTTCAGTGAATAATCCTTCACGTGTAACTTTGTTTATGTGTCAACAAGTTACCACTCAAACCAATGCTTCTGATGCTCAGAAGTTTTTCTTAGGCTGGGGACAAGGCACTCGTCTTTTGAGAGCTATTTTCTCTGCTGATAAGGCTATGGTAAATCAGAATGGCATTAAAGCTGGTTCTGTTGTACCTTTTGACATTCTTGTTCAAGAGAAAACTGAGCCTGCATATGTTGGTCAACAACCAAAGATTAATCCTTCTACTGGTGAAGTAATCAGTTCTGAAGGTATGGCTGTTTATGAGCATTCTTCTTTGGTTCCAGTAGGTGAAGGTGGTAAAATTGTTACTTTACCACGTGAAACTGCAACTGTTTCTTCTAACTTTCCTGGTGCTAACTTGATTAGCTAATATCTAGGTTTTTTGGTTACACTAAATAATGTGCCTATCTTTATGGTAGGCACATTATTTTAATTAACTAAAATTAAAATTATGTTATACAAAGCAAAAAACAAAAAGGACTTTTTAATTGGATGGATTTTAGGTGCTATCTTTATTGGTAGTATGTGGATGACGTTTGGTTAAAATACATAGTCAGGTGGCGAAATGGTAAGCGCTAAACAAAATATTGTGACAAATACAAGTTCGAATCTTGTCCTGACTACTAACAACCTGTACCCTTGAAAAACTCGTATTTAAAGATAAGCAGGTTGACCACGAAATAAAAGGGTATGAGAATAAGTGGTAAAATAGTCAGGTGGCGATATACTACCTGACTATTTTTTATCTTTATTTGCACCCATAGCTCAGATGGATAGTAGCGACTGCCTTCTAAGCAGTAGGTCTCAGGTTCGAATCCTGATGGGTGTACTAAAAGGTTCCTGTTGTCACCTCAAGCACAGGTTTTTGGTTATCAGAGAATAGGGAGAGCAATCTCCCTATTTTTCTTTAAATTTACAGTAAAACATTAACTATGGATGAATTAGTATTCAACAACAAAAAAGTTATCTTAGAGATAGCTAAAGCAATGGGATTTTTATTAGTAGAAGATTTATGGGATGATGAAGGTTATCTTACATTTCAGTTAATTGGTGAGTTACATGAAAAAGAACTAACATTAACATGGAATAAAGATGAACACATCAGTCATAATTTTGCTGTAGCTTCTAAAATTCTGTTTAAAGCAGGACAAAAAGCTAAATTTTATCAAATCTCAACTTTACCTTATATAGCATTATAATATGAACAAGATTAAACAACCTAAAATTATCTTACCTCAAGAAGAACCAAAATGGAAACTTGTTAGAGGAAGAGATGAATTAACTAAACAATCAGAGAAAATACTATGGTTGGAGTTTAATGAGGATGGAACTTTTAAATCTAAACACGATGAACCAGCAGTTGGTAGATCATTACTTATGTCACCATTTAGTATGTTCTTTGCTTGGCAAACAACAGAAATTACTGAGATTCTAGAGCAAACAGAAAATTACCTCAAATTTAAAACTCTTAATAGTGTTTATGAGTTATGGAAGCTATCTTAAAATTTAATCTACCAGAAGAAACTAGTGATTTTGAATTAGCAGTTAATGCAACAAAAATGTATTCTATTATTTGGAGTCTAGACCAATGGTTACGCGGAAATACTAAATATGCTTCAGATAATATGAGTAGTGATACTTACAAAGCATATGAGCAATGTAGAGAAAAGCTTCATGAATTAATGAGTGATTATAACATAAATTTTGATTAATGGTACAATATAAAAATCGCTACGGAGACATTTTCACTTTTACTAAAACTGAAGATGGAAATATACTGTGGCAAGGTAACTTTGAATATGTTAGATACTCTTGTTTAAATGACCTTGTTGGCAGCCAACTTACTATGATTGACCCTAGTGGTGGCCCTTATTTAACAATAGGCTCAAATATGGGACTTTTTGATAAGTCTTTTAAAGGATTATTTATTAAAGGTTTTAGAAAAACACCTGAAGGATATTTAATAATAACTAAAGAATAAAAGTTATGACAAAAGAAATTAAACCAACATACGTCACCTTTGAACAAGCTAAATTGCTTAAAGAAAAGGGATTTTTGATTCCAACATCATTGGGTTATTTAAGCAATGGTGATTTAAGTGCTCCTTATTATGGTATTAAGTTTATTAATAGTGATACTGAAAATGATGTAATGTATTCAGCACCTGAACAACATCAAGTAGTTGAATGGTTAAGAGTTAATCATGAAATCGAAGTTTATGCTTTAAGATATACCTTTTCAAAGGGTGAGTTTGTGGGTAAAAAATATATGTTTGTTGTTGAAAAATACAAGAAAAATTTTAATCCAGATTTAGATGAATATCACTTCGAAGAAGAACCTTTAGAAAGTTCAAGAGAATTAAATTATAATTCACCACAAGAAGCATATTCAGCAGCATTTGATTACATTTTAAATAATTTGTTATGACACAACAAGAAATGAAAAACGACATATCTGTAAGTAGTAGACTTAAATACATTACAGACGAAGAGCAACTTAAAATTATTGACTTTATAATTGATTATAGTTTTAAAGACAGTAAAGAAGTTTATACAAATGGAACAATATTAGTTCCATTATATAGAGTTTTAGATGCTATATCTCAAAAAGGAGAACCATATCAATCATCTTAATTATGACACAACAAGAAATACAAGAACGTAATAAGCAGATAGCTTTGATGTTAGGGTTAACACCAACCAAAGGTTTTGGTTCTAAAAAAAATGAATATTATAAAAAAATTGATGGTGACAAAACGATAATTTACAATAAAGTTTTATTCCATTCAGATTGGAATTGGCTGATGGAGGCTGTTGAGTTTATTGAAAATTTAGACCTAAATGATATTTTTACTATGCCTGAATTTAACTATCATGTTGGTAAAATGACATTATTTAGAGTAAATAAAGATGTTCTTAAAAAAATGCCTATTACATCTAAAAAAGAATCTATCTTCATAGAAGTATCTGATTTTGCTAAACTTTATAACAACAAAGAACTATGAACGGAATTTATCTAACCCAAGAGGGTAAACAAGAGATTGAAGCTAAGATAGCTGAACTTGATGAGGATAGGCAACATTGGCTGGATAATACTATTAAAAATATTGGAAATCCAAATTACAATAGTTTAATGGATTCTATAAATCAAGCTAAATCTGAACAAGCTTCTTATTTATTACAAGAAATCCTATCATTAGCAACAATACTACCTGTTGAAGAAAGTTGGGAATCAGTAAGTGATTACATAACCTCAATAGAACAAAGTTATTATCCAAACGGAGTAATCATTCAACCTAAACAATAAAAATTATGAACACAAACTATGAAAAGGACTTTGTGCCTTATGAAGAAGCATTAGAACTTAAAAAACTTGGGTTTGATGAACCTTGTTTTGCTGTTTATATTGATAAAACATTAATAATAGAAGATGATTGGTTATATTCAACAAACCAAGATACTTTTATAGAATCAAGTAATTTTACTGCACCACTATACTCACAAGCATTTAGATGGTTTAGAGAGAAGTATGTATTGTTAGGATTTATAGAACCTGCAAATGGATATGAAGATAAAAGTTTATTTGCATTTTACATTTGTGATGATGAACAAAATATAGTAGATGATTCTCATTCATATTCAAAAGATAGTAGTTTACATTTTAGAACCTACGAAGAAGCAGAACTTGAATGCCTTAAAAAACTAATTGAAATCGTTAAACAACAACTATGAGCAACAAACAACAAACCGCAGTAGAATGGCTAATCCATGAAATCGAATCAAAAGGTGATGCGTGGGAAAACGCAAGCATAAAAAAAATTCAGATTTCTATTGATGCTTCGGAATATGCTGAATTAAAAGCCCAAGCCAAAGAAATGGAGAAGGAACAGACGATTGACTTTGCATTTAATGCATTAAAAATAGCAGATGATACAATGAATGGATATGTTGATGTTGATAAACTATACGAACAAAAATACGGAGGTAACAAATGAGCAACAAACAACAAACGGCAGTAGAGTGGTTAATGGACAAACTGCCCCACTCAATAGAAACACAATTTTCAAAACAAATTGAACAAGCCAAAGAAATGGAGAAGCAGCAGATTGAAAATGCTTTTGAAAACGGTATGAATGCAGTCAATATTCATAATCTTGAACAATACTACAACGAAACCTTTAACAAATAACTTATGAAAAACGTACATTTAATTACAAAAGAGCAAGAGGGCGCTGATGTTCTGCATCAATACCTTTATATTACTTCTGATGAAGAAATTAAAGTAGGGGATTGGTATTTGATAGAGTTTAATGGTTTAAAAATTACACAATGTAATTCTGTGGAAGAATTAATTAGTATTGAAGGTAGAGATGATTGTAAGAAAATCATTCTAACAACAGACCCAGACCTAATAGGAGTGCAATCTATTGATGATGAATTTTTAGAATGGTTTGTAAAGAATCCAAGTTGTGAGAGTGTTGAGATTGAAAATAAAAAAGTACTCGTTGGTTGGGAGCCTGACTATACTTATGAGGATTTAGGGATTGATGGAAGCAAAAATGTTTATCATAATTTTTATAAAATCATCATTCCACAAGGAGAACCTAAACAAGAAACACTTGAAGAAGCTGCTGAAAAATTGTATCCTGAGAATTGGGAATCAATTATGGAAGGTCAACACGATAGCAATTCATACGAAAGAAATGCTTTTATCAAAGGTGCTAAATGGCAAGCTAAAAGAATGTATAGTGAAGAAGATTTACATAATGCGTTTTATAATGGATGGTTATTTAGAGGAGAAAATTATTCATTCCCAAAAGCAAAAAAAGAATGGTTTGAACAATTTAAAAAGAAGTAATATGACACACAACATTATCAAAACCGAAAACTATCTTCTTATTGTAAGTGATGAGGAGATTAAAATTGCATAAATTGGGGATTTGTTATATATTTGTGGCTATAATTTAAAGACATATGTATAAAACAATCCCAAATTTTGAAGATTATGAAATCACTGAGTATGGTGATATAAGAAGAAAACCTAAGAAACATGTTTCTTCTAAAGGTATAAAACCAACTTTAACACCTAAAGGATATTATAGAATA